TGCTTTGCTGATCATGTGTCCGTTTGACATAATTAAAGCACACATTGCATCATGACTTTCGGCCAAAACACCCATACTATGCGTCAAAACTGTGACTTTTCTGCTTTCCATGGTAAACATAAACGAAAATGCGATGTTCTTGAGTTCGGTGTCCTCTGTTGCCATGAGATGAAGGCTAATGTAAATGTGGTCAGTGTAAAACGACAACGCTTGATTTGCCGCTATTTGCCTACTTGGAAATTGGTTAATATCCGCAGGCACTCCATCTTGAAGACTAAAGTTTGCCTTAAATAAAACTGAATCATCGCCACCGGAAGGGTATCGAGACACTGCTGGAAGAGGCGAAGATTGAAAGTTCATGTTTGTTGGAATCGAGGGATATGGTGAAATTACTACTTCTCCTAATACAGAGGGAACTTGAAAGAATGAATATGTATCTTGGAAAATATCGGTTTGAATTAAATTGTGAACCATTCCTTCTTGAAGATTGATTCGCTTCTGTATGTAAACGCCGCCTTCTGCATCTGTCGTAACTGCATCAAGTTCAATAGTTTCCTTAATTATCGTGATCGGCATTACTTCATCTCCTTCTTGGCTTTTGCATGGGCAGCCTTAACACATCGCCTAAACCCGCCTTTTTTCCAAGTACCATCCTTCTTTTTGTAATCAGGGCGATTCTCTTGAGCCTTGAAATGTTTCTTGTATACTGTTTGATATTTAGTAGGTTTACGTTTTTTAGGCTTAGGTGCGACGCTCACAGCCTCAAGAGCCTGAGTTTCAGCAACACCTTGTTCAAAGTCCTGTACGTTGCCGCCAGTAGGAACTATTGTCTCACCTGCCCGAATGTAGATTTGCATCGACGGGGAACCATTGAGCAAGTGAGACTCATGAGCAGGAATTGCAATCATAGGGATTGGGATCGTGATGAACTCATCTGCTAATCGGTTAAAGGGGTCTAACATAATCAAACCTGCTGCTCCTAATCGAGCGAGACGGTTAACCGTTCCCGCTTTACCTTTCAAAGGAATGCTAGGCAAATCTGCTAGACGTTCAAGAGCCTCTTCTTTAGTTCGCTTGCGAGCCACTTACTCACCTCAGAGGTCTTGCGCCTGAGTGAGCATTTGAGTCATATCACGTTGAGTAATCTTCTTTGGTTCTGCGATAAGCATAACGTCAAGTTCTGCTGTTGAACTTGCTAGTCCTGCGCGGTTGACACCGTTGCATGAAATACCTACTAGCAAATCTGTGACAACATCATATCCTTCAGGATGTAGATCAGGAGTACCAAACCAATTGTATTCAGTAACATTGGTTTCAATTGGAGCACCACCTGCTGCTAATTGTGTGCATTGTCGGTTCATGACACATAGGACATTTGGCGAACCAATGCCAACATCAGCCACATTTTCATAGGCTGTTGTGGTTGCAAAGATTTTGACGTTTGCTGATTCTGCTCCAGTTTCGTTAAAATCAATCATCCATTGTGGCCAATCGCCAAGTGCAAGCGTGGGCGCTCTTAGTTGAAATCGAACTTCTTTCACTGCAAGTCCTTTGTTTTCAACAATTGAAACGTAGTCTGATAAGTCAATTCTTCCATAAACAAGGGCTGTTGAACCATTTACGTCTATGTCAAATTGAAGTCTGTCGCGTAGAATAACATCGGATGAACCTTTTGCCATGCCTGATCGTAGCGTTCGCGGTGTATAAATTAAACTGATGCAAAAAATAAACCGATTTTGGACACGGATTCCCATCTCCGCGGCGTAGCCGCCAATCGGACTTAAAGCGCCGACCCTCCTACGGAGGGGTAGCGGGATGTCCGCATGCCGTCGGCTTGCGTTGAATTTAAGGGCGAAGCCCGCCTTTTCGGATGGTTTTTGATTTTTTTTCAATACGTAGGTACGTACGATTATATATGATAAGTTCATAGAGGTAAATATGGGAATATTGCACACTCAGACCATTTGCCTATCGATTGAATGCCCTTCATGCAGTGACATGATGTCGGGATCTACAAAGCGTGGATTCAAAGATTTCATGCTAACTCACATTAACACTTGTGATGTTGGTAGCTTCAGTATTAGCGAATCCGTAGACGTAGAGTTGGTGATACAATGAAAGTACAGAAGACAATCTCTTTAACTCCTCAAACAGCCTCTATTGCAGATGGAATAAACAACTTTAGTCAATGGATTAGAATTAGCCTCAGAGCGTACGCGGATAACTTAGACTTAGGCAAAGAAGTTGCTGCTAGAATTAAATGGGCGCAATGCGCTCATTATCTTGCTTCATACATTGGAACTAATGTTGATATTGATCTAACTGCTGATGAAGTTATGACTTTAGCAAACAATCACGCAAACAAACAGATGTTGTTGGAGGACTTTGAATGAACTGCGAACATTTAATTTTTCAAACTGATGGGACTCGATACGATCTAGTTCTAGTTGATGATCCATATGGTGGCGTTATTGTCGCATGGACATCAACGGGCTATTTGTGGCGATGGGATCAAGGGGATAGAATGAAGCCACTAAACACAAATTCAAACAAGCATGATGCTCAAAATATATTTGATTATTTGGAAGGGAACCAATGATTCCCTTGAAGCAATTGCGTATTTTTTAGAGCATTCCATGAACATCAAGACCGAATGAAGCAGCAAGTGCGATCACTACGAGTTTGATTGTTTTTGCCATTCCTCTCATTTCAAGAACTGCTGTTTCCATCATGAGCATACGCTCCTCGACCTTGGAGATGCGTTCATTTTGAACCTGATCGCTTTCATTCAGAGACATAGGACATTCCCATTGTCTGCATGTTTGATTGGTGGCCATTGATCTCTAACGGGACCTGCTGCAAGTCCTTCATTTAAATTAAATCGAATCCAATCAGGAAAGCGATCTCCAAATGCAGCATCATAAGCAGCCATCTGTCGTCCTTGACCAACAACTGTTCTTATGTTTGTACTCGTTTGCATTTGTTCAGTATCTTGTGTTGGTAGCTGCAGGAAGAAACTTCCCGCCGCCGCAGGTGATAACATGTTTTCTGGACGGATCCCGCCATATCTCCACATAGGAAATACGTTACCACGAAGGTTTGCTTTGCTGATCATGTGTCCGTTTGACATAATTAAAGCACACATTGCATCATGACTTTCGGCCAAAACACCCATACTATGCGTCAAAACTGTGACTTTTCTGCTTTCCATGGTAAACATAAACGAAAATGCGATGTTCTT